CCCAGACGGTTATATTTTTAACCTCCGCGGAAATCATATTGCCGTTGGCGTATACGGTAACAGTGACTTTACCTTAATTGAGTCCGATAATACCACAACCGCCCATCGAAGCGGTATGATGGCGCTTGCCTATCTACGGCAAAGGCATACCCCTGAATTTTATAGTATACCTGTTAAGGCATGTAATAATATTAAGCCTCGCGCTCCCGGTGAGCGTAGAAGTTTATTCTCTGCTACGGAGCAAATATGAAAATAGCATTAATGTCAGACGTTCACCTTGAGTTTGGTGATCTACCTATCGAGCCTGTTGAAGCAGATGTGCTTTTACTAGCAGGAGATATTATGGTTGCAGCTGACCTTGCAATCGATAACGATCGTAAGAAAAGATTTGTAGACTTCATCGATCGAGCGTGTACTGCATTCAAACATGTAATTTTTATATGCGGCAATCACGAGCACTATCACGGAGATTTTGCAACCTCGTATGAGATTATCCGCGAAGCATTTAAAGAGTATAATAACCTGCTTGTGATGGATCGCGAATGGCAGACAATTGACGATGTATCGTTCATCGGAGGTACTCTTTGGACTGATATGAATAAAGAAGACCCTCATACTCTTTATGCAATCAAGAATTACATGAACGATTACAAAATTATTAAAGATTCGTCATCGCCTGTAACATACAAGGCTTATTTTCCAAAAGATCAGCCTACAGATATGACATACGAGGAGTGGTTAGCGCTTCCATCGCATATGCGTGAGGACTTTACATTTAAGACAAGAGTAGGGAAGTTTTCACCTGAGAAGTCTGTTGAAGAGCATAAGAATATGCTGATGATTATTAATGCTGCAGTTGAAGCTAACCCTGCAGGTAAGTTTGTTGTCGTCGGTCACCACGCTCCAAGCAAGCAGTCAACAAAACCTCAATACGAAGACGATGTAATCGTAAATGGCGCATACAGCTCTGACTTGAGCGAGTTTATTCTCGATAGACCACAAATTAAACTATGGGTACATGGCCATACGCATAGTCAGTTCGACTACATGGTTGGTAGTACTCGTATTGTTGCTAATCCACGCGGTTATGTTGGATACGAACGACATGACCATAAATCAGATCCATATTTTGCAAAGGTGATTGAAGTATGAAAACATTTACAGCTATTGTTGAAGAGGACCTCGCTACAGGGGACAGTATTATCCCTCTCAGTGATGAGGTCATTAATGAACTAGGGTGGCAGATAGGGGATACCTTGAGCTGGACGGATAATAAAGACGGGTCGTTTACTCTACATAGAAAACAAATTGAAACGGAACTTGTTCTTGTAGAAGCCGTGCAGACATATCGTATGCGTTATGTTGTTGAAGTTCCGAAAGGAAAAACCGCATGGGCAGATGATATTGTGACAATGCACGAAGCGTCTGAATTTTCACAATTAGATCTAGGTGAACAGATTATTAGTTCAAGAGTTGTAACTGAAAAAGAAGTACTCGATTTGTGTGATGTAGATAATGACTACCTATCATCGTGGTCGAGCGAGATGAAACTCAAGACCTTTATTACACCTTGGAAAGAACAAAATGGCAGTGAAACTAATGATCGAGACCAGAGCCAAGTGGGACAGACGATTCCTGGAGCTGGCCCGTACTACCGCTAAGTGGTCTCAAGATCCATCCACACAGGTTGGAGCGGTCATTACAACAAAAGATAATCGAATCCTCTCATTAGGGTATAACGGGTTTCCAAGAGGTGTTGAGGATAACAAGTCGCGGTATGAAGATCGACCACTTAAATTGAAACTTGTTTGTCACGCCGAGCGCAACGCGCTTGATAACGCGCACTTTGACGTTGGTGGAGCTACACTATACTCAACACTCTTTACCTGTAACGAATGTGCGAAATCAATTATTCAAAGAGGTATTAAGAGAGTTGTATCACCTACCCCGGTGATAGAAAATAATGTATTTAATTGGGAAGAAGCTTTACTAATGTATAACGAAGCTGGTATAAAGTTTCAGTTTATTGATTAAATTATTAATAGAAGTAATTAATGCTTGAATGTCTAATTGTTGGAGATAGTATCGCGGTTGGTATCAGTCAGGTACGCCCTGAATGTGAATCCGTCGCAAAAGTTGGTATTACATCAACAGCTTGGAATAAACAGTTTTTAACTCGTATTATTCCCGCGAAGACTCTAATAATTAGTCTTGGTACAAATGATGACGGAGTTAATACAGAGATGAACGTTAGAAAGTTACGCATTAAAGCGGGCTCATATAACGTATTCTGGGTACTACCTAACGAGCAGCTTAAACCTAAACAAGCTGCCGCTGTTATACAGGTTGCTAAAGAGTTCGGTGATGTTGTTATTAGTAATTCGAGCGTTAATATAAGTGCCGATAAAATACATCCTACAAGCAAGGGATATAAACAATTAGCTGAAAAAACTAGGTAGTATTTTAAGATAAATAAAATAACCCCTACCTTGGGAACGTTTGGTGCCACGGCAAAAGGCGTCCGTGAAATTTCACTGCTATACGTAATTAGCGCTGGATAAAGTAACCAGCATGTTATGCCTTCGGGGTAACAATTTTTTAACTCGCTTAATAGGAGAAACTTAAATGATGAAAAACATCAATACCGCTATCGACACATTTCAAGATGTCAAAACTAAATTCGTTGAGACGTACGTCAAAAACGAAGAACTCAAAAAGCCTCTTAATCAATTTATTGCCGCTCAGTCTTCATTTGCAAAGATTGTTGCTAAAGCTCATGCAGATTTCTATACTGCATTAGGAGTTTCAGCATACATGTTTGATGCAAAAAAAGCATTTGAAAAGCAGTAAGGAGATTATATGACATTTATTAAAGATACATTTGGCCGTGATTTGTTCAAAGATTTTGACAAATTTTACGTCGGGTTCGATGATCAGTTCAATAAAATGGCTAGGATGCATGACGATCTTACCAAAAATATACCTAACTACCCTCCATATAATATTAAAAAAGCTGGCGATAATACATATGTTATCGAAATGGCTGTTGCAGGGTTTGGTAAACAAGATATTGAGATTGAACTTGCTGATGGTAAGATGGTAGTCAAGGGTAATGTTGAGGCAGCCGAGGAGAAGGAAAGTGATTTCCTTTGGAAAGGAATTGCCGCACGTCCGTTCACACGTACATTCGCACTCAACGACCAGGTTGAAGTAAAAGATGCTGAAATGCTTAACGGCATGCTTAAAGTATTCTTAGAACGTATTATCCCTGAACATAAGAAGCCTAAGAAAATTGAAGTCAAGGAAAAGACTGCAAAAAATTCAAAGCAACTTCTAACAGAAGATCCGTTAAATCGTAATCTGTAAAAAAAGCCGGCCTTGTGCCGGCTTTTTTATTCAAAGGGAAAAATATGTATAAAGAACTAGAACCGTTAGCAGGAACAGAAATACCTGCGCTTAAAAATTTTTGGAGTTGGGTTAACGATGCCTTTACACCAGACTACCGCCGTGAAATAGATAATTACCTCTCCGAATCCTCCAATCACTTTGATCTTGAAAATAGAATCTCAGTGCTTCAACGTAGAGGTATGATATGATAAAATTTGTCGTGAAGTTGTATACAATATGGCGCGAGATTAAAATATCACTTGCCACCCGGCAAATAAAAAATGAATATTAAGGAATGAAATAGTTATGAATGAGATCTGTTGCTTGAAATTGACAACCGGTGAAGAACTGATCGGTACTCGCGTATTGGGACGTGAGTCAGTATACAAGGACTTGGCAAGCATCGTTATGATGCCCAGTGAGAATGGAAAGGCAAACCTTGCAGTCATGCCTTTTTTGGGCTATTCTGATGACGACGAGTTTCACTTTAACCCAAGTACTATCATCTTGAAGCACAAACCAAATCAAGACCTGATTAACTACTACAATCGCATCTTCGGTGCTGGCATTCAAGTAGTATCCTCACTGTAATATAATTGACATAGACCTGTGATGGTTATCCACGAGGTCAACTTAAGGGCAATATGGCGTTTTATACAAGTGTGCATTTGCACAGGAATGAATATCTCATTCGTGGTTATGAGAACGGGAATCGCGTGCAATACACGATTCCCTGTGAGCCGTGGCTGTTTACAAGCAGCAAGGTAGGCGGTGAAGAATTTAAAACACTAGACGGTAAGACTGTCTATAAAAAGCATTTCGATAGCAGTTACGATGCTAAGAACTACCTGAAGGAAAATACTGGGATTTCAGGTAAGATCGTCTACGGTATGACGAACTGGATCTACCCGTTCATTAACGAACATTACCCTGGGG